GCTCTCTGCCATCGCCCGCCAGTACGGTACAACTGTTTCTGCTATCCAGTCCATGAACAGCTCACTGATTCAAAATGTCAATCTGATTCTGGTCGGCTGGAAGATCAGAGTGAAATAACCATCATCTGGTTTCTCGCCTGCGAGTGTTCCTTTTTTGGAATACCCGCAGGTTTTTTTTATTTTCTTCCGCTCAAATCACCTGTTCATCTCCAGTGGTAAATTGGAGGTGGATAAGTTATGACAGACAATAATACAAGTGTTCCATCTGGATATTTCACACAGGAGCGCATTCAGGGAGACCTTAACTATAAAATGGCACAGCAGATTGCAAAATCAATGCTTGATTCAGGCCTTATTTCTTCTACTGAATTCAACAAATTATCGGACATTAATCTTGAAACTTTCTCTCCTCTGTTCGTGGAAATATATCCGAAAAATGCTTGATGTGTAGACGCTTTAGAGTGATGTATAGACATGCGAAAGGAGGAATGAGGCTTTGAAGAAAGTCACGAAAATAGAAGAAAATAAAAGCCCGCAGGCCGCTGGGAAGAAACTCCGCGTAGCTGCCTACTGCCGTGTCAGCACAAGCTCTGACGCACAGGCCGAAAGCCTTGAGGCTCAAATTAGCCACTATGAAAATTACATCAATTCACGCAGCGATTGGGAGTACGCTGGCGTATATTACGATGAAGGCATTACTGGCACAAAAAAGGAAAAACGTCCGGAGCTTAAGCATATGCTTGCAGACTGCAAAGCCGGAAAGATTGATTTTATCGTTTCGAAGTCGATCAGCCGTTTTTCTCGTAACACTGCAGACTGCCTTGAACTGGTACGAAAACTCCTCACCCTGAATATTCCTGTTTATTTTGAAAAAGAGAACATCAACACAGGTTCGATGGAAAGCGAGCTTTTCCTGTCTATCCTGTCCAGCATGGCTGCTGACGAATCCCTTTCTATTTCAGAAAACAGCAAATGGTCAATCCAGAACCGGTTTGAAATAGGAACTTTCAAAATCAGCTACCCGCCCTACGGATATGACTGGAACGGTGATCAGATGGTGATAAACCCAAAACAAGCAAAAACCATAAAACAGATTTTTACCTACGCCCTCTCTGGACAAGGTACTAGTGCTATCGCGCGGAGACTGAATGAAGATCAGGTGCCTACTAAGAAAGGCGGACACTGGAACGCCACCACAGTTAAGGGTATTCTCAGAAACGAGAAATACACGGGCGACTGCCTTTTCCAGAAGACCTATACCGATTCATTCTTTAACCGCCACCATAATCATGGAGAAAAGAATATGTACCTTGCCAGAAATCATCACGAAGCCATCATCAGCCATGAAGACTTCGAGGCCGCAGGGAGAATACTTGAACAGCACGCAAAAGAAAAGAATATCTCATCAGACAGTAAGAAATATCAGCAGCGCTATGCTTTTTCGGGAAAGATAATCTGCGGAGAATGTGGCAGCACTTTCAAGCGCCGGATTCATTGCACAGCAGGAACGAGTTACGTCGCGTGGTGCTGTAATACCCACCTTGCTGATAAGGAAGCCTGCCCGATGATGTTCATTCGGGACGATGACCTGAAGCTGGCATTCACTATCATGATGAATAAGTTAATCTTTTCCGGCAAGTCATTCTTAAAGCCCTACGTCGAAGGCATAAGGAATGGCTCAACAGACGATTCCTTTCACCGGGTACAAGGAACTGACGACCCAGCTTGCCAAGAACACAGAGCAGCGGGAAAATCTACAGAAACTGGCGGCACAGGGCTTTATAGACAAGATTCTTTTTAACACAGAAACCAACAAACTACTCTCCAATGCGGATGACTTCCGCAAGGAGATCGAGGCATTGAATAACACTGTCTCCTCAGATGTTTCCAAGGTCACGGCAGCTACCGATCTTCTGCATTTTGCAGAAAAAGGTGAAATGCTGCACGGCTTCGATGAGGAGCTCTTTGAAAAACATGTCAGGCAAATCACGGTAAAAAACCGCACCGAGTTCAGTTTTGAACTCAAATGCGGACTTTGCCTGACGGAAAGGATATGACAATGGGACATACACCTTACGGATACAGAATTGAAAACGGGAATGCGGTTATTGATGAAACTGCCGCCACGAAGATAAGAAAACTCTATGAAGCTTACCTGGCTGGTGCGTCCTTTGAAACCTCCGCTAAAATGGCCGGCATCGAAATCCAGCACTGCGGTGCAAAACGGATGATGGCCAACCGTCACTACCTCGGTGATGACTTTTACCCGGCAATCATAGACAAAGATACATTCGACAAAGCCGAAGCAGAAAAACAGCACCGGGTAGAAGCGCTCGGACGACTTGACCGCAAGAAAGAAAAGCCTGCCCAGGTAATACCGACAAACTTCCGCTTTGAAAAGCCTGAAAAAAGCTATAAAGATCCTGCCATGCAGGCGCAATACCTATACAGCTTAATTGAAACGGAGGCGATGTAATGGCAAATGTAACCTTCATTCCGGCAAAACACAAAATCGGAAATAACGTCAGCGGGGACGAGGTTACAAAGCTCCGGGTCGCAGCATACTGCCGGGTCAGTACCGACTCCGACGAGCAGGCCACCAGCTATGAAACACAGATTGACCATTACACCGCCTACATCAACGGCCACCCGGACTGGACGCTGGCCGGCGTTTTCGCGGACGACGGAATCAGCGGCACCAATACCAAAAAGCGCGACGAGTTCAACCGCATGATTGACGAGTGCATGGCGGGAAATATCGACATGATTGTCACCAAATCCATCAGCCGGTTTGCCCGCAATACGCTGGACTGCCTGAAATACATCCGTCAGCTCAAGGACAAGAACATCCCGGTCTACTTTGAAAAGGAATCCATAAACACGATGGATGCCAAAGGCGAAGTGCTAATCACAATCATGGCGTCACTTGCCCAGCAGGAAAGTCAAAGCCTTTCTCAGAACGTGAAACTGGGCCTGCAGTACCGCTACCAGCAAGGAAAGGTAACCGTCAACTGTAATCGCTTTCTCGGATACACAAAGGGCAATGATGGAAAGCTTGTCATTGATCCGGAGCAGGCTGAAGTTGTAAAACGCATTTACCGTGAGTACCTTGAGGGTTCCAGCATGGATAAAATATCCGCCGGGCTTGAAGCCGATGGCATTCTCACCGGTGCCGGTAAAGAAAAATGGCACACAAGTACCATCAACAAGATCCTCAGAAATGAGAAGTACATGGGCGATGCCCTGCTGCAAAAGACCTACACTACAGACTTCCTTACCAAGAAGCGGATCAGGAACAACGGCACAGTTCCCCAGTACTACGTAGAAGATGACCACTGAAGCCATTATTCCGAAGGAACTATTCATGCAGGTGCAGGAAGAACTTGTCCGCCGCCGGGTAGTACATAAAAGCCCTTCCGGCAAAAAACGTACCTACTCCTGCAATCATTGCTTCGCACAGATCATTGTCTGCGGCGAATGCGGTGAGCTTTACCGGAGAGTCCACTGGAACAATCATGGCTGCAAGTCCATCGTCTGGCGCTGTATCAGCCGTCTGGAGCCTACCTCGGCTGAAAAGAACTGCACCAACCGGACGGTTAACGAGCTCCTTCTACAAGAGATCACGGTCAAGGCCTTCAATCAAATTCTTACCGAGCGGGACATTTTCCTGAAAACCTTACAGCAGAACATCGCCAAGGCTGTGGTCAGCGCTGACACCCTCTCTCCGGGCGGCATTCAGGCAAGGCTCGAAGAACTGCAAAAAGAGCTCATCAAGAAGGCAAACAATAAACAGGACTACGATGCCATAGCCGATGAGATTTTCCGGCTCCGCGACCAGAAGGAACAATCCGAGCTCGACACCCACCACCGGGAAGAAGCCATGAACCGAATCAAGGAGCTGCAGGACTTCATCGCCGGGCAGGAAACCGACATCACAGAGTTTGATGAGGCTCTGGTCAAAAAGCTCATCGAGAAGATCACCGTCTTCACCGAGCACTTCACCGTGGAATTCAAGTCCGGAATCACAATCGAAATCGAAGCATAAAAGGCTCCTCGCCGCCCGACGCATTGCCGGTAGTGAGGAGCCTTGGTGTGATCATACAAACTGGTTTTTTATG